GGGCAGGGCAGCGATCACGTCGATTGCACCGCTGGAGGCACCATGGAAGCGGCCGAGCTGGTGCAGCCAGGTGGCCAGTGCAATGGCGGCATTGCGTAGTTGCAGCGCGCCGGCGGTACTGCCCGCTGCTACGACGACGCGTGCTTCGAAGCGCAGTACGGCCTGCAGCAGACCAGTGCCGTCGTTGCCTTCGCGGGCGCGGTCACAGCGGGTCATTTCCAGCAGGCAGGCCGGCGTGGGCATGCCTTCGGTGCCGGCGTCGCGATAGAACTGGACGGTTGCGAAGTCCGGAAAGCGTGCGCGGATGGCGCTTTCGATGGCGCCGTGGAGCGTGTCGAGTGTCGGAGAGGGGGAATCAGTCGCCATGTCAGCTCATGCGGTGAATGAAGAATGGGTGTGGCCCGTGTGGCGCACGCGGTCGGCAGCCAGTGTTGCCATCACCGGAAGGGCGCGGCATTGCAGGCGTGGCCGCCCGCACCAGAATCAGAAGGCAGGCGTTGCGTCGTGGCGGTTGCCGGTGGTGATCTCACAACCCGGAGGTGTCACCGGTGCCGAGCCGTTGAGGGTGATGCCGCGTTGGCTGCCGAGGCCCCAAAGCAGCGCGCGCAGCTGGTCGGCCAGCGCGTGGTACTGCTGCGCGACTGCAACGTGATTGCGCAGCAGCGCATCGTCACTGGCCGCCTGCAGGTCCGGCAGTTCAAGCGGGGCACGCAACTGCGCGGGCGCGATGCTGAGATCAACGAGGCAGGGCGCGGCCGGCGTTGGCTTCGCGCCAGATGCGCACGAACTCAGCATCAGCGTCGCCGCGATCGCGGCCAGGTGTCTTGGCATGGGTCTCGATGTCCTGTTGCAGGGTGTTGAACTGCCGGGTGCGCTCTGCCTGTGTGGCCAGGCGCTGCGATTCGGACTGCGCGCCTGCGGCGCTGTTGGCGAGGGCCTGCTGGCGCGCGCGCTGGGCTGCTTCGGCGCGGGCCGCCAGCTGCGTTGCCCGGGTGGTGGCAACGGCAAGGTCCGCGTTGCGGTCGCGCAAGGTCCATCCCAGCCAGGCGAAGCTCGCGTGGCTGCCGGCAAGGATCAGCAGTCCGATGCCCAGCCTCAGGGCCCCGGGCGTCACTGCAGGGCTCCGCCGGCGGCCCGGTAGGCCGCGCGCAGTGTTTCCAGTGCGTGCTCCTTCTGCCCGTAGCCGGCGCCTGGCAGCGACGCCCAGATGCGCCGTGCCGCGGTGACGGCGGCATCGAAGCGTCCCAGCCGGATCAGCTCGTAGGCACCGCACTGTTTCAGCAGGGCGACCGCCGCACGATCCTGCGAGACCGGGCCGAAATCGGGCAGGCCGAGTCGCGCGCGCAGGTCGTCCCAGGTGCTGCGAAGAAACTGGTAGCGGCCGGCGGCGCTGGATTTGATGCCATAGCGTGGCAGCGACACCAGCACGCGGGGATGGTCGCGGTAGTCGTTGAACAGCTGGCCTCCGACGATCACGTCGTAGCCACGGTCACGCGACCGCTGGCTGGGGATGTCGGTGCCTTCGGACACGGCCAGCATGTCGAGGAATGCGGCGACATTGGCGCCGCCGAGGGCGCTGGCTGCGGCGGCGGTCATGCGGCGGCTCCCGGCTGCTTGCGCACCAGCGCGAGCAGCGCATCTATCTGCACGCTCTGCTGGGCAACCTGCGCGCGCAGGGCGCTGACTTCGCCGCGCAGCTGCCCGATTTCCTGTGCCATTGCCTCGCGCTCGTGCATCAGGCCGTCAGCGCGGGTGCGCTCGGCGGCGAGCTGTTCCTGCAGGGTGCGAAGGGTATTGCTGGTGGCTTCGTCGGCGGTACGGTCGACCTTGGCCGACGACAGCCATTGACGCAGCCACAGCGATACCGCGATCAGCACGCCCGAGGTTCCCCCCAGGTACTTGGCCCAGTCCGGTACACCGGCCAGCAGGTCGCTTTCGTTCATGCGCGCGCGTACCCCTTGAGCAGGGCCGGATGAACTGCCGGCGGTGGTGCGGAGCGGGCTCCGCGCAGGGCGCGCTTGATGGTGGTCTGCGAGACGCCGAACTCACGTGCCACGTGTTCGCGCGGCATACCACTGGCGATGGCATGCGCGATCCGCTCGCGACGTTCGTGCGCGCCGGCGGCGAAGCAGGACGCCAGGAACAGCAGTTCGCCACCGAAGTGCGTGACCAGCCGCTGGGCAACGTCGTGGCCGAGGATGTCGATCAGGCGATGCTGGTCGGGCAGGGTGGAGGGAACGTAGACGATGACGCGATGGCGGCCGGTGGTGCTGGAGGTGGTCGGCGGCCATGCGCGTACCAGCGTGAGGGCTGCGGATTCGCCGATGACCTCGGCCAGGGTCTGGATGCTGTCGGGCAGGGCGTTCATGAAGGATGTCGTCAGTGGCATTGATCTCCACTGTTGCCATCCCGTCTCGCCAGTCAACACCTTTCATCTACTTTGGATGTGGTGTGCTGAAGGGGTTCATCGGTGCCCCGAGGACGGGTGAGGAGTACTGCAAGGCGGCGCCTGACGCCCTGCGATCGTTTGTTGTTGCCACCGATGTTTCCCTCGTTCTTTCGTACTCGTCGTCCTCACAGGGTGGAAGGAGGGGCAGATCAAAGGGATACGGCAGGTACGGGGTGAGGACGTCGCCGCGATGGCCGTCCTCATGCAGGTGAGCGGGCCCTGAAACGAAAAAGCCCCGGACGATGCCGGGGCTTCAGGACTGCAGGTGGGGCTGGATCAAAGGTCGAACACCAGGTTGCCGCCGGTCTTGCGCGGGATGTAGCCCGCGTCGCGCAGCCAGCGGGCGGCATTGACCTGGTCCATGCGCTTGACCGGGAAGCGGTTGGCGAACATCAGGAATCGCGCGACGGTGATCGACTCGCCCTTGCCCTTCAAGGCAGCGAGGGTTTCGGTGAACCACGGCGCGGGCGGCTGCTGGCTGCCGGGGCGTGCGGCGGTCCGTGCCTGCCTGGCGCTGCCGGCGTCGCCCTGGGCGTTGGCCTGCGAGCACAGCGAGATGAAGATCGCGTCCAGGCTCACGGTGTCCTTGCTGCCCTTGGGCTGGGACTTGAACAACTCGATGGCCTTCAGGCGCGTCGACGTGAACTGTTCGACCTCCATGGCATTTCCTCTTTGCGAACGGGGTTGGGGATGCAGGGTGACGACAGGTGTCGTCGGTGATGGGGGACGACCTTACATCATTTTCGCCGACGATGGGTCGGAACCTGCGGGTGGGACAGGGCACGCGGCAGGGCAACGCGGCCTTGCACAAGGCTCAGATCACGCCGCGCGACAGCAGCTGATCCAGTGTCCTGCGTACCAGGTCGGCCTGGGTACCGTCGTTGTTCACCTCGATGTCGACCAGGTCATCAGGCAGTGGCTGCTCGCTGTCATGGCCGCCATGGCCGGGACGGCTGACGCGGATCACGACACCGCCGCGGCGGCGGATCGCGTGGGCTTCATTGGCGAAGCGGACGTCGGGTACCAGTCCGCCCGCAGGCAGGCGGGCAAACAGCGAGCGTACCCACAGCTCGGGATGGACGCGATCACGCCCCCATTCGGTACCAGCGGTCTGCATCAGGTGGCGCGGAGTGAATTCGGCCAGCCAGTCGATGGCTTCCTCCTTGCGGCCGTCCAGTTCACGCAGGGACAGCCCAAGAAGAGAGGCGACAAACTGCCGAAGCGGGGCGGCGAAGCTGTCGCAGGGCAGCACCAGCGCCGAGGCCAGCCCGTTGGCGAGGGTGTCCTTGCCCGCACGCTTGCCGCCGGCGATGCCGATGTAGAGCGGAGGACGCGCCTGCGGCGCCGCCCGTAGCGCGATGCTGCCCAGAGCGGGGCTGGCGCGGAACGCAGCCAGCGTGTCGGCAATCATGCGATGGCCGCTGTCGAGGGAGGCGGGAATCATGCGGAATCTACTCCTGGAGGAATTCGGCAGTGCGGGCGGGTCAGGAATCGCGACCGGCCGTGCTGCGCGCGCGCAGGATGCGCTGGGTGATGCGGCCACCGCGCGCAGCCGCTGCGATCGGGTCGAAGCACAACATGGCGGAACGTGTACGGCGGCCAGCTGCGAGGTGATCGCGGATGGTGCGTTCCGAAAGCACCGGCACCCGCTGGTGGATCTGCTGCACGGTCAGCTGCTCATCTTCAAAAGCGTGCAGTCGGGGACGGGGCATGGCGGAAGCGCTCCTGGAAGGCGGCGGGGCCGATACAGGCATCTTGCCTTTGTGGATCGCCCAAGTCAACACCTTCCATCTACTGTCATCCTGATCGGGGGCAAGGCGTCAGCTGTCGCGCTCGATCCGTGCACGCTCACGGGCAGGTGGCATCAGAACGGACCCGCCGAGTGCCCTGGGAGGCAGAGCTTTCGCGGTGGCATCAACCAGACCTTGGCCCGCTCCTTGCCGACCACTTTCGTGCGCACATCATGTCGCTTGACCACATAGGCGGCGGCCTCGTTGACCTCGCGACGGTTCGGCTTGTCGATGCCCACCGCGATGACGATCTCGGTGGCACGGTACTGTGCGCTCCACTGTGCAGTGGGGATGGACCAGTCGAAGTGGCGGTCGATCAGTTCGGCGATCGGCGAGATCGGCTCGTGCTCGCTATTGGTGGCGTTCAGCGCATCCAGTTCCTCGCTGGACAGATGCCAGGTCTCGCCGTCGCAGTAGAGCGCATGGGCCTCGGCCCACACCTGCTGCATGTCGATCCGTGCCGGTTCGCCCAGGCCCACGGCATGCACGGTCCACCAGCGGGTGTTGCCGGTGGCGTCGCGCAGGAAGCGCTCGTCATTGACACTGGCGAACAGGATGGTGCGTCGCGCATAGCGGGATTCCGTGCGCGCATACGGGCGGCGGATCTCATCGTGGCTGCGCGAGATGAACGATTTCAGCGCAGCGATGTCGGTGCGACGGAACGTGGCGTCGACTTCGCCCAGTTCCACGATCCACTTGGAGATGACCTGTTTGATGCTGTCCTTGTTGGCTGGATCGAGCACTACGCCATCGGCGATCAACTGCAGCTCGGCCGGTGCCAGCTGCCGTGCCCAGCGCGTCTTGCCCAGGTTCTGCTTCGAAACGAAGGTCAGTACACCACGCGCCACCACGCCGTCCGGCTCAAACGCCGCGGCCACGCCGGAGATCAGCCAGCGCCGCATCAGCACTTCCTTCAGGATGCGGCCGTCGGCCATGCGCGTGGGTTGGGCTTCCTGCACGGTGTCGAAGAACGCCTGCAGGCGGGACTGGCCATCCCAGGGCCGTGAGCTGATCCAGCTGGCGACAGGATTGTACGGATTGGCCTCGGCGACCTGGCACAGGTTGGTCTCGAAGCTGGCGATGGCCATGCCGGCGCGGTGCATGCAGTCCATCACTTCGCCGGCGGCCACCTCCTTGGCGTTGTCGACCGTGCTCTGCAGCCCCGGGACCAGGATCTCCAGATCCTTGCGGATGACGTTGTAGCGCACGGTGACGCCGGTGCGCCGGCACAGCTCGGCCAGATTGCGCGCGGTCGGCAACGGCCGGCCACGCGCGCTGGTATCGGGAAACGGGGTAAAGGCATCGAATGCGGACAGGTTGCCGGGTACCTGGTAGCGCGCGTTGGACGGCGATGGCGCGTCCTCCTCCCCAGTGCCTTCTTCGGTTGTGGCAGGCGGCAGAGGGAACAGTTGGGTGCGTACTGCCTCCAGTCCTTCGCGCAGGTGCAGATCGTTGAAGTCGGTCGGGCGGTCATCGTCGCCGTGCAGCGTGGTGAACTCGGGCCACACCACGCGTGCATCGATCTCCGCGGCGGCGCGCGTGGCGTGGGTGACACCGGGATTGTCCAGCGGCTGCCGGGTCCATTGGTCGTTGTCGGCACAGATGACGAAGGAGCCATCGGGAACCGCGCTGCGCCAGGCACGGGCGACCGCCGCGAGGTTGCCGGCGTCCCATGCCACCACCGCGCAGCCGCCCGTGGCCTGGTGGATCGATGCCGCCGTGGCATAGCCCTCGGCGATGGCGATCGGCTCGCCAGGAAGCGGCTTGCCGATGACGTGGAAGCAGCCCTGCTTGCGGCCTCCGCAGAGAAAGTCCTTGTCGCGGCCGAGTGCCGGGTCCGCGCGCGGAAAGATCGCCTGCAGCGAGACGATCCGGCCCGCGGCGTTCATCACCGGCACCAGCAGGGCATTGTCGATGTAGCGGAAGACCAGGCCGTCGCTGTTGCGCACGGGCCATGCCGCCACACGCAGCCCATGTGCGTGGATGCCCTTGCGCACCAGGTAGGGATGGTGCGCGTCTGCAGGAAGGGCACGGTTCCACAACACGTTGGCGGCCTTGGCTGCGGCCTCCTCACGTTCGCGCTGCTGCCGTTCCCGTTCGGCACGGGCGGCTTCCTGGCGTTGCCGGATCGCGCGCTGTTCGGCGGCGTTCAGCGTGGTTTCCGACTTCGCACACCAGGCATGGCGGCTGCCGGTGCGCCAGCTGCCGAACTCACCGGCCGGCACGTGGTCTCCGAACAGTACGGCCCAGCCATTGCGGGTGCCACGGCGGTCGCCTTCCACATGGAAGCGCACCAGCGTGCCATCGGCGTTGAGTGCGTCGCGGCCGCGCGCATCCGGCACGATGCCGTGCGCGTGCATGGCCTGCAGGAACGCGGGAACGATGTCCTGCGCTGGGTGCGGTGTGTGCATTCGACGGGGCCCCTTGGAACGTGGATCGGTCCACAGCAGCCGATGGTGGCCAATGCGCTGTGCAATGCCTGCCGGATGCAGGCCACGCGGCGGCGGACCGACGCGGCGTGGTCAGGATGAGGTGGAAGGTGATGACCTGATCATGGTGTCGGAAAGGGCTTTCTTTTGCAACACCTTCCAGTACCTTTCATCACCGGTGCCCGATGAGGGCGATCCGTCTGCGATGGATCTGCGATGGCCTTCGCAGATCGTCGCCTGCGCGACGTTGCGTCGCAGTTGGCGAGAACCGTTTTCCCGATGATGCGATCACCGTCAGAGACGGCCCTTCGTTTCAATCCACCGCCCCTCGGGGCACCCATGCACAAGGAGCCTGCATGCCTGAAATCCATTGCAACTGCGAACGCCGATCCGATGCCGAGCCCGCGTCGTCCACTGTCGTCGCGGCGTTCTCAATCGGTGCGACCACCCCCCGATAAAATACAGCTGGCATGACGGACACCATCGACGAAGCGCAGGAACTGGAAGCGCGCCATCTGCAACGCGCATTGGCCCGGCACGCAACGCGGGCCAGCAGCGTTGCGCCTCTCATACCCATTGGGGAATGCCACAACCCGGACTGCAGCGAAGACTTCGACAACCATCCGGCCAGGCTGTTCTGTGGGCCTGCCTGTGCCGAGCGTTTCGAAGCCATCCATCAACACCGCAACGCATAGGAACAGGGGACATGTCTCTGAACAGCAACGACGCTGGCTTCACCGAACGCATCGCCGGATTGTCGGCCGAGCTTGCCGTGCTGGTGGGCCTGGTGGAGAACCACATCCATCTGCAGTTGGCCGACCTGGCCGATTCGGGTGACGTGGATGCGCAGGAGCGATTCGCGGTGGCCGATCCGGAGCGCTGGTTGGAGAACGCCCGCAACAGCCTGCAGGCGGGCGTCATGTTCCTGGAGCGTGCGGTGCAGCAGCCCGTGCGGTTCTAGCACTACGACGCGGGGACGGAAGGGGCCGTACGGTCGCCTTCCGTCCCCCTCGGGAGCATGGCAACCGCCTGCATCAGACACTGCGTCATAACGTCGCACCACCTTTCCGGAAACCCTGAACGGGGTCCAAGGTTGGTCAGGGCCCCGTAGAATGGCGGCGTGCGCCGTTCTGTCCTCCACCGCCGGTTCCAGGCCCTGGCATGGCTCGCCATGCTGCTGGTGCTGCTCGCCCCGCTGGTGAGCCGCTGGCTGGCGCACGGTCACGTGGCTGCTGCAGTGCCCGTGGCGGCGATGGACCATGCCACCCACACCCAGCACGCGATGGAAGGCCATCACGACCACCACGCGATGGCGATGCCGCACGGCGAGGCCGCAAAGACGCCGCCCGCCGATCCACATGCCGATCATGAAATGGGCGTGGACTGCGACTACTGCCTGATCGCTGCACGGCTGATCACGCTGTTGGTGGCGGCAGTGCTGCTGTTGGCGCCGATGGCACCGGTGTGCCGCGCGCTGCGCGGTGCGGTGCGGGCGTTGCCGCAACGGATCAGCGGCACATTGG